TTCAGAAATTAGTATTCTAAAATTGCGTAATCATAGCTTAAAGTTAATTCTATTGTTACGGGGTCATTTGTACTCCAATCTAATTGTCCGAAGTTTGCTGATTGAATAAATGCACCTTTTAAAGTCCATTGTTCAACCTTATCACCAACTGGTCCTAATAGATAGAATGTTACATCTTTCTTATAGAAAGCTGCGTATCCATCTCTACCTGTCACAGATTCGTGTGCAGTTCTTACCCACTCCATTACGGCTTGTGCACCTGATGGTACGATTGGGTCGTAAAGAGTGATAGTTACATCATCCCAAGTTGTTTTACCTTTTATTTTTCTTTGTACGTTGATATGGTCTAATACAACTGGTTCCGATGTTACAGTAGGTCTATTGATAGCCTTTACCATATATGATTTTATACCATCAACCTCCATTATAAATCTATTGGCTAACTTTGGTTCAAAGTTGGTATAAAACATTTTATCAAACTCTAATACTTCTGGCATTTTATTCTCTATTTAAGTTATTTCTTATAAATATTTGTTTTTGAAATTATCCGTTAAAAGCTGCCCCAGTTGGTAAGATGTTGAAATCAATTTGAATGAATTCAGCTGTCTTAGTTGGTTGTAAGTAGATAGCCCCTTTAAGGATATTTCTATCGATTACATCTGGTGTATTGTTTGTTTCATCCATTACTACTCTGAATGCGTACAAACCTTGTCTTTGTTGGATTGATTCTAAATATGGATTTACAATATTTAAGAATCTATTTCTTGTTTCTGAACTATTTTGTTCGAACACTAAATATCTCGATGTAGAAGCGATATATTTTCTTACAGTCAATAATAATCTTCTTACATTGATTCTATCTAATGCTGATGGTTTATCTTGTAATGTTTTTTGTCCGAATACCACAATACCTTGTCCTGGGAATTGTACAATTGGATTTACTTTACCATCATATAATTCATCTTTTTCAGATTGAGTTAATCTATTCAATACACTAACTGCTCCTACTAAACCACCTCTATTTAAACCGGCTGGTGCGAACCATTCTGCTGCTACTCTATCGTTTGCAGCGAATACGCCAGGCAATAATACTGATGGTGGTACAGTGATTAATTTGTTTGTGTTAATATCAATTGTTTTAATCCAAGGATAGTAAGTTGCTGCGTAGTTAGTATCTAATTCACCTGCTTTAGTGATTGTTGCATCTTTACTCAAATCGGAATCACCCATTTCAGTAATGAAGAATGCATCTGCTCTAGCTTCAGCCATATCAACAATCGCTGTATGTACATAAGAATGGTCATTCTTTGTAATACCAGGTGCTACAATCATATTAATATCCCACTCATCTGAATTAGATAAAGCGTTGATTTGTTTCATATATGCTACTGAACCATTTGATGTTGAGGTCGAACAATCAAATCCTTGTGTATTTCCAGGTGCAATATCACTTCCTTTATAAATTGGAGTTGCCGGACTCATTCCATCAAATCCACTTTGAAATGCTACAATAAATTGTGCTCTTGTGTCTCCAACTGATAATGAATTTTGAGATGCGATATCCAATCCAAATACCGAATTAGCTCCCACACCTGCTCCCGTTGGGATTGGTTTTAAATAAATTGCGTTATCAGTATTACCATCTAAATCAATACCAGGAACTAAAGTTGAACCCGATTGCGCTACCGAACCTGTTGAGAATGTTACTGCTGGAATTAATGAACCAATTACAGATGATGCAGATATTGGTAATGTATAAGCTGCGTGTCCAAACGGAACTGCTTGTACTGGTGCCAATTCATTTAAATTTGCAACTCTAACATATTTTGAGTTATTTACCCAATCACCACTTTCAGTTATTTTACCATCAGATGCAATTGTTAATTTTCTATCACCTATAACTCTACTAATAAAGTTTGGAGAGTTAGGGTCTAAGTTTACATTAGCAAATGTTTCTAATACTATTTTTTTCTTATCAGTATCAGAATAATCTCTTACAACAACAGTGAATGTACCATAATCAGTACCATTTACACTACCTGCTGCTTTAATGTTTGTGATACCAATTTTAACTTTAGTGTTTGCTGCGTTACCCGCTCCTAATGTTTCCAATTGGAATAAATCATATCTATCACCACTAATCGTTTGCGATTTAATCATTGGTGTTAATGCTTCTTGTGCATTATCTGTAAAATCTTGGTTACCCAAAACAGTTACAGATGCAGTGGTTGCAGAACTCATTCCAACATTATGATTTTTGAAAAATCCATAAACATATGCTGTTTTAGCCCCCAATGCGGATGTTCCAAATACTGCTTCAATATCATTTGTATCAGTTGAATCCAAAGATGCTGATAATGATAAACTACCACTATTTGTTCTTAATACGAAATCACCCTCTCCAGCCGCCGAAGCAGTTACATTTGCTCCGTAGAAACCGGCGTTTGAATTTGTAGATGTATTAAATAATATACCTAAAGATGCTGATACAGAACCTGAAGTTACACTTAATAGTAAAGGTGCAGTTTCGGTATATCCACCAACTCCAGCAACTCTACATATAGTTGCCGTTCCTGCTTCTCTTAAATAATTTTGTACTGCTAAAGGAGTATAATAAGTTCCATCAGCTTTTCCAAACAATGTTTCAAATTCAGCTTGTGAATTTACGATTGTTGGAGTTAAAGGACCTTCTAAAAAAGGACCGATAAATGCTGCACCTATTTCTGCTACACCTTGTTGTAAAAATGAAAGGTCGTTTTCTTTTGTAAATACGCCTGGTGATACTATTTTCTCTGCCATTTTGTATGCTTAATTTTAATAATGTTAATTTCTCAATATAAATATAATTTTTTATTTCAAAACATCAACTATTATTTATAAGTTGGTGAGAAATAATCATATATTTGTGTTATTTCAGTTCCGCTTAACTGTCTATTGTAAAATAATACTGGTCCTATTTGTCCATTGAAATAGTATCCGTTTTCTATATAATTACCACCGATTTGTATCAAACCGGATGTCGTATATGTTTGAGAACCATTTGATACAGTTCCTCTCGATGTAGTATCTGTGTATGCCACATTTGTACCATCTGCTTTTGCTGTATAGGAAATCATATACCAAGTATTCGTATTTAAAGTAAATGTATTACTATTAAATTGGATAGGAGTTCCATCATGTATAAAATATGTACCACTACCATTTGAATTCAAATATAATGATATTAATCTATTAGCCGTTCCTGATGTGTTTTGTTTGTTGAAAAAGCTATAATATCCATTAGCGGGATGCGATGCAAATCTAACCCAAGTTACAACAGTGTATTCCGATGCATTAAATTGAGTATAACCACCATTGATATTAGTTGTACCATCTTTATACCAAAATGCATCAGTAGCACCTTGCCAATATTTTTCTTTTCTAGTACCTCCGGCATTATATGCAGGATTTGCTTTACCACTAATACCAGCCGCATTTGATACGCCGGCAGGTCTCATACCGGTATTGTATCCACTTAAATCTAACCAATCCGTAGTTGCCGTACCATTTGTTGATGCTGCTTTGGATGGGTCTAAGTACATTCTTAAACCTGAAGATGGAATAAATGGTTGTGCAGTTGTACCTTTGTTATGCGAAATTAAACCATTTGCTATATAAACGTCAGCATCTTCCACATTTACAGTTACAATTTCAACATCTTCTCTAACTAATTCAATATTAGTTACTTCTACTTCCGTTTCATCTTCCATAATTAACTTATCGCCAATTATGATATCTCCTATATTTTTAAATTTATATTTTTGAATTTCAGAATCCCAAACATATAATGGGTGAGTTTCCGTTGCTTTGATTAAACCATCGTTCAATGAAACATATCCTTCTGCAAAATTAAAGGTAACATCCTTAACAGTCACATTTTGTGCAGTTCCTTCTAATGATGTTGAAAAATGGAATCTCCAATCAACTTGGTCAGATTCTGCGTCTTGAGTTTCATCAGGTAATCCTGCTGGCACCCAAGATTTAATTTGGTCACCAACATTTAAATCTTCTACATTTACTTCAGTACCATCTGCTAATTCAATCTTTGTTCCAAATAATAAACAAAAATCAGGTTCATTGATTGTATTGTAAACATCAACTGCGTATAATACTTTTGTTGTTACACTACCATAGTTGGTTGCATTAACATTATAACCATCCTGATATTTCATTGTTAATGTTGCAGATGCTTCCGAATAATTAGATTGTGCAATTGAAGCTGCGTTAATTGGAAATACCGATGGTCCTGTTGTTTTTGTAGCAGAAGATGCGTTAAAATTCGCATTATTAAATGAACAAGTAAAATTTGCGGTTTGTGATTGTACTTTGTTGTAAAATTGAGAACCAGTTGAAGAAAATGAAAATTGTGCATTTTCCGTTGTACTCTCTACTATATAAGTATATGTTGGTGGAGTTACAGTGATTGCATCAGTTGCAAATCCCAACATATTGATATTACTACCACCTCCATTTAACTGTCCTAATGAAACGGCTTGAGATGTTCTAACTGAACCACTAACCGCTCTATGTAAATTTCCTAATGATAAGTTTGTTCTTGCCATTTAATTTTGATTATAATCTATTATAAATATCTAAAAGTTTTTGTTTCCACATTTCTTTATTAGAAAAGTGTTGAATCATCCAACTTTTAAGTTTTTCAAATTCATTTTTACGGGTTTCGTAATCATCCTCACATATCGTTTCGTAGGTCTTACTAAACGATATCTTGTCAATCGCTTTGTATTTATAATCAAGTGGTAGGTGCCATTTTTGGTGTAGTATTGGAAGTTTCCCCCAATCCACAGCTTCAAATATTCCGTATCCAAATGGTTCAAATTCAAAGCAAGAATGAGAGATTCCCCAATCAAGTCCATAGAACCTTTCTTTATATTTGTAATCAAATTTGTAAACCTTTGATTTTTCAAATTTATATCCATATTTCTGTTTATAATATTTGTTGAATGTTTCGGAATTGGTAGAAATATAACTTTCCAATCCATCAATATATTCAACATTTTTTCTACCCTCTACTCTAGCTGCAAATCCAATTTTGGTAGATTCTGATAAATCTTTATTTTTTATAAATTCGTAATAGTTTGGAATATGGTATAAGTTTTCCGTTTCATATGGAAAATGATATAATCCTATCCAAATTTTATTTTTAATTTTATTTATTAATTCTGTTTCCCATTCCCAATTACCATACCAATGCAAATATTCATCTTTTTGCATTTGTCCAATCATCGATACTTTTGTCAAATTATGGAAAACAATTGAATCAATTTTCTCTAAATTATTATGTATTGCCGTTGTTGGTGTATAGTGACCATGTAAGATATGAATTTTTCTAGCTCCTTTCATAATCTCATCTATTTCCAATTCATTGGTTTCCCAAATATGGTCTATGTTAATTGGAAATTGTTCGTAGTTATTGGGCTTCTTTCTATGGAACAAAAGAAGTGGTTTCACTTCTAAATGTGGCGCCACTTCTTCTATCCATTTTGTTACCCATATATCAGCACCGCTGTTAAACCAAGGTCCTCCAGCGGTGGTGTAGTAAACATCATACATTAATTATAACCCTTTTTGTTTCTTTAAATTTTCTACTTCAACAGTTAAATTATCTATTTTGATTTGTTGCTCTTTGATTGCTTCAATCAATAAACCTACCATTTTAGCGTAATCCAAACCTAAGTATCCATCTTCTTTCTCCTTAACAACCTGTGGTAATACTTCTTGTACTTCCTGTGCTATTAAACCAGTTGTTGGAGCTGCTTTAGTTACTTCGTTTACATTTTCATTCCATTCCCAAGTTACACCATTTAATTTTTTAACTTTATCTAATGCGTTTGGAATAGTTTGAATAGTATTCTTATATCTTCTATCCGAAGAATAGTATGCTGTAATATCACCCGTTGCTGTAATTGCTCCATTGATTGTTAAACCTGCGAAAGTTGGAGATGCCGATGTTGCTACCGATTGTCCAATTGAAATCGTATGTGCAATACCTTCACCGGTCGTTGCGCCTGTTGAAGAAACCCCCGTTCCAGCGGTTATAGTTGCTACATAGTTTCCAGATGTTCTACTTCCTAATGCAATATCTCCTGTTGTAGATGCGACATCTATTTGAGATGAACCGGAAACAATTCCATTAGTTGCGTTTATTGTACCATTGAATGAAGTACCCGTTATCACTCCAGCTTTAAATGGTGCTAAAGTAAATCCGGTTCCGGATGTATTAACAGTTCCAATTGTTTCATCTTGCAAACTATTGAATACCTTCCATGTATGCCCATCACTTGCATCCATAAACACACCAGCGTGTCTATAAGTTCCATCATTATAATGTCCAACGATACCTAAATCGTTATCAGATGATGCAGTTGGTGCTAAATAAAGGATATTATCTGCAATTTCAACATTTTGTGAATTGATTACAGATTGAGTTCCCCAAACTACAATATCTCCTAAGAAATTAACTTTAGAACCTGTCACTTGAAAAGCCCCAAGTAATGAACCAGTATATGCGTTTAAATTAGTTTGAGATGATAACAATGATGCCGTTACACTAGCCAATGTAGAGTTTTTAGTTTCTAATGATGCAGTGTAAGTTCCTAATGTTGAAAATTTAGTATCAACCGATGCAGTATATGTTGCTAATGTAGAATTTTTAGTTTCTAAACTCGCAGTATATGATGCTAGTGTTGAAAATTTAGTATCAACCGATGCAGTATATGTTGCTAATGTAGAATTTCTAGCTTCTAATGAACCCGTTTCTGCTTCTAATGAAGCTAATCTCGCATTTTGTTCGGATTGTTCGATTGCAATAGAACCTGTTTTGGTTTCTAATGCAGCTAATCTATCATTTTGTGTATTGTTTGTGTTTGTACTTGATGTATAAAATGCGGCAAAAGCGTTATCGTTTGTAGTATCAACTGAATTGATTAATGTTACGATTTCAGCAAATGAATCTTTATCCGCATCTGCCGCTGATAAAATGGCATCAACTCTTCCTTTTTCAGTTAAAATTCTACTATCAACCGAAGAAGAATAAGAACTAAATCCCGTTGTATTTGTTATAGTAATTTGAGATGAACCAGAAACTACATTTTCAGAATTTAATTTATCTTTAACTCTATTATCCGTATAGTAAAGATATGTGCCTTCCGATACATTCGTTGTGGTATTTCCCGTTACATCTGCTAAATTAACTTGCGATGAGCCAGATATTACAGTATTTGCGTTCAATTCGGTTTTTACTCCCGATGCAAAGTTTGTTGTTGCGGTTGCATCTATTTGCGATGAACCACTAATTAATCCATCTATATTAAATAATGTATCAATTTGTGCGGATGATGAAATAATACCTCTACCCTGTGTTTCATATCTTTCATCATATGAGCTTGTGAATTGAGATGAACCAGAAATAATACCAGCTGCGGATGCAAGTGTTACATCTCCGGTATCAAGTCCGATTTGTAGAGTTCCTAATGATGTATTTACATACGGCTCTCCGAATGCTAACGAACCTGATTTTTGTGCGGTTGTCCCACGTCTAAATTTAAGTGCCATCTAGTTTACCTTTTTTTTAGTACGGTTATAATATGTATAAATATTTATTTGTTTTCCAAATCCTTAACTTTTGCTGATAATTCTTTTATAGCTTCAATTAATACTGGAACTAATTTAATATAATCCACTGCTAAATAACCTGTTTCTCTTTCAGTTACGATTTCAGGCAATATTGATTGAACTTCTTGTGCAATTACTCCTAAATCATTTCCTATGTGAGAATGTATATTTTCAAATCCTTCTTTCCAATCATAAGTGTTACCACTAATTGCTTCAACTTTTGATAAAGCATTTTGGATAGGTTGGATATTTTCTTTTAATCTTTCATCTGATGAATAGTATGCGGTAATATCACCAGTTGCTCTAATCTCACCACTCACACCACTAGCTGCCGTTCCGATTCCTAATGAACCAAATTGAACATCGGAAGTTGTAGAACCACCGGTTGTTGATGAAAGTGTAATTTGAGATGAACCACTAACTACTCCCAATGAATTATTATATGCTAAAACATTTGCATCAAAGTTAGTAATTGAATCGGCATTTACTTGAGATGAACCACTAAATAATGTGTGCGTTGCACTAGCTTTTTCTTCAAATACCGATGTGATTTGTGCAGATGATGATATGACACCATTGGTTGCATTAATTATACCATCGAATGAAGTAGCAGTTATTGCACCTGCTTTAAATGGTGCTAAAGTAAATCCGGTTCCGGATGTATTTACTGAACCCGTTGTTTCATCTTGTAAACCATTAAACACCTTCCAAGTATGCCCATCACTAGCATCCATAAAAATACCAGCGTGTCTATATGTACCATCATTATAATGTCCAACGATACCCAAATCATTATCAGTAGAAGCCGTTGGTGAAAGATATATAATATTATCATTTACTGATAAATTTTCCGAATTAATTACAGATTGCGTTCCATAAACAGTAATACTTCCTAAAAATACAGTGTTTGAACCTGTAATCTGAATTGCTTCTCTAATGGATGCAGTGTAAGTATTTAATCCACTTAATGATGTATTAACACTTGATGTATAACTTTCTAATGTTAAGTTTTTACTTTCTTGTGATGAAGTAAATGAATTCAATGAATCCAATACTCCAACGATTTGCGCAGAAGATGAAACTAATGTATGTGTAGCAGATGCTCTTTCTTCATATGTGGTTGATATTGAAGAACTCCAAACATTTATCGATGCCGATGTTGATTCTAAATTATTTAATCTAATTGCAGCAGATGCGGTAAATGCTTCTAATTGTGAGAAAGCAAGTTGTGCTCCAGAACCTAAATTTATGGAAGTTGTATATTCCAATTCATCTAATCTAGAATCAACCGATGTACTGAAATTTGAATAAGTTGATGCTGTAAATTGATTTAAAGATGAAGTGTGAATGTTATATGATGCGGTTATACTTTCAATTATTGTAAATTTATTATCAATACTTGAAGTATAAGTTTCTAAGGTCGTTGCTTTACTTTCTAAATCATCAATTCTTATTTCGTGATTTGATGCGGTAGAAAATAATTCAACTAAACTTGCGGTTACTGAACCTGTAAATCCGTTGTAAGATGCAGTTATGTTTGATATAATTGTATCTTTTTCATTTTGAGATGAAGTCCAACTATTTAAATCCAAAATATGACCATTAACACTTTGTGTAAATGTGTTTAATGATGCGGTAGCACTATTATATGATGCAGTTATTTCACTAATAATTGCAAATTTATTTTCAAATGAACCCGTTTTTATGTTTATATCGGATATATGTCCGTTAAAACTAGCCGATTCAATTTGTAAATGTTTTAATCTATCATCAACAGACCAAGAATATTCAGTTACACTTGCACCATTCAATCCAACGATTGTAGAAGAACTAATTGAACCCAAAATTCCTAAATTCGTATTTATTCCGAATCTATTATTTGAATCTTCCCAACTCATCGAAACATTTGCACCAGCTACTTCAAATCCCGCTCCATCAGCTGCTGCTGAATTTGATGAACCACTTGCTACTGTTATTTTATAATCTTCAATATAAACATTTGTGGTATTTAATGATGTTTGAGTACCATCTACTATTAAATTACCCTTTATTCTCGTATCACCCCCGGCTACATCTATTGCAGTTTTTAATGAAGCAGTATATAATTCAATTTCATTCAAACTAATATCAGTAGATGCTGTAAATAAATTCATAGAAGCAGTGTATGCTCCAATAATTACATCTTTAGCTTCTTGTGAAGATGTGAATATATTCATTGAGGATGTATAGTTTCCTATGATTATATCTTTAGCTTCTTGCGAAGATGTGAATGATTGTAAAGAAGCAGATGCTAATTGTAATTGGTCTAATCTATCATCAACCGATGCAGTATAAGTTTCTAAAGTATCAGCTTTATCTTCTAAAGTTGTAATTCTTGTATTTTGAGAACCACTATCAGATTCTAATTGGTCTAATCTATTATCAACAGAAGAACTAAATGTAGTTATGTTGATTCCATTAACATCACCATTAAGTGAACCTGTAAATGATGTAGCGTAAACATTTTTCCAAACTTTTGATGTAGAACCAATTGAATATGTATTAGTTGGATTTGGAATTAAATCGGATGTAAATTCACCCGTAGCGGTAATTGTATCAGATGTTTGATTACCCAAAAATAAATTACCCGAAACATTCAAATTACCACTCACAAACATATGAGATGCGGTAATTTCTCCAATTAAATTTATGTTACCTTCAACCGGCGCATCTAAAGTTAAAACATTATAATTTGCAGAACCACTACCTATTTGTAATGAACCAGAACCCTGGTGTAAGTATAATTCACCTTCCGCAAGTGATACATTTGTTGTTCCCCTTCTTATTTGAAATATTGCTGCCATCTAATACTTTTATGTTTCTTATAAATATGTTTAAATATTAAAATCCAAATCCCCTGTCGTTGTTATATATTTTGCTAAATGCATGTAGTTTGCAGTTATACTTCCAGTTGTTACATTAATAGCAGATGAACTAATCGATAAATGAGTATTTCCAGCAATTAGAACATCAAATGAACCTGTTCTTGCTACGGCTTGTGTATTTCCCGTTGAATCTTCTATGAAGTTTACAGTACCTGCTGCATCGGGGTCTAAATTAAAATCAAATGTGTTTGGTCCAGCTGCCACACCTACTTCAGTTCCATTAACTAAAAATGAACCTGTAATTGAAACTGAACCTGTAAATGAATGTGTATCATCTGTTGTATCACCAAATTTGGTAGAACCACTTTGATATATTATAGATGATGAAATTACATTGATATTGAATTGTTTTGCATTTACATTCCCTAAAACAACTAAATCATTTGTAATAGTTTGAGAGCCGGAAAGGATTAAACTTCCACTCAATAATGCAGAACTACCGGTTATGTTACCACTAATATCAATATCTCCGGCTGATATTATATCTCTTGTTACATATAAATCTTGTCCAATATGAGCATCATTTGATACGATTGTTTCTCCAAACGAACCTGTTTCGGTTATACTAATAGAACCGGTTGTAATTGAATTTGTTACCAATATTCCTTCTATCGAATCTACATTTCCGGAACGTTTAACAAATAATTTACCATCGTAGGTATTTATTGCAATTTCACCTACATTTAGAGAACCGGTATCAGGAACTTTACCAGGTACCGAAGAGCGTTTCAGTATAATGCTTTGTGCCATATGTATGGACTATAATTTATTTAAAGTTATATAACAAAAAAAAGGTACTATGTAGTACCTTTATAAATATATAATATTTTTATTATCGTAATTAAAACTCACCGGCATCTGAACCGGCTTCCAAAGCTGCTAATCTATTTGCTACCGAACCACTAAATGCTAATACATCACCTATTCCGTAAAGAGAACCACTAAATCCATTTGTTGTAGTGAATGTTCCTCTAACTACATCATTATATCTGAATTCTACCGCCGAAGGTGTGGATGCTACTTTATAAAGTGAACCACTGCCTTGCAAATATCCAATCGTTCCTGCAAATGGTTCTGAATTGAAATCAAAATCATCAGGTCTCATTGAAGCGGTGATTCCTGTCAATCCACTACCATCTCCAATAAATAAAGATGCTGATACAATTGATGCAGAAACTGCTCCAAATATATCAATATCACCATTACCAATTATATCTCTTGTTACATATAAATCTTGTCCAATATTTGCATCAAAATCTATATTTGCTTCACCAAATGAACCTGTTCCTGTTAATGCAATAGAACCAGTTGTGGTAGAGTTTGTGGTAACTAATGTTTCAATAGTTTGCGATGAGCCCGATTTATGCAAATAAACCTTACCATCATATATGTTTATACCTAACTCACCTACTAATAATGAGCCGGTATCAGGAACTTTTCCCGATATTATCGACCTTTTATGTAATATTTTTTGAGCCATTTTTTATTGATATTTTAGATTCATTTAATAATTTAAAAAATTCCCCCCTAATCGGGGGGATTTAATATTTTAGAATGAACCACCATCAATTACATTGCTCATTACAAAATCACTACCATCCCATTGTAGTAAATCTCCTGCAGTTGAAGGCGCTGTTACAAAATCTAAGTTACCAGCTGCGTTTCTAAATGCTGCTCTCTTCGAAGTACCAAATCCAGGAACATTTACTGAACCTGTTAAGTTTGCTGCAACTGCTAGTGAAGAACTGAATTCATTAGTAGTGCCATTATATGTAAACTTAGCGGATGTACCAGCGATTTCTAATCCAGCTCCATCTGCAGTTGCGTTTGAAGTTGAACCACTTGCTAATGTAATTATTTTATCTTCAATTACTAATTGTGCGGTATTTAATGTAGTTGTATTACCTTGTACTACTAAATCACCACCAACGATTACATCTCCGGTTGTAGTTACTTTAGCGAAAGTTACATTGTTACCTGTACCTACACCTTGTATTGTACCAGTTCCTTCTAATGTATCTAATCTACTATCTACTGAAGTTGAGAAAGATGTTCCAAATGATGAAGTAAATGCTTCAATATTTGATAATCTACTACTTTGTGCAGTATTTGTAGTATCGTTGGATGCAGTATATGCGTTTATGTCAGAAATATGGCCTTTAACTGATGCTGACCATGTGTTGATATCAGAAATATGTCCATCAACCGATGCAGTGTAAGTTTGTAATGTTCCTGCTTTTGTTTCTAAATTAGTTATAGAAGTTTTTGCAGAACCACTCCATGTATTGATATCAGAAATATGTCCGTTTACCGATGCAGATGTAGATTCTAAATTATTTAATCTAATTGCTGCAGATGCAGTAAATGAATTTAATGATAAAGATGAACTTTCCAATGATTCAACTCTACTTCCCAATGAACCACCACCACCAATTGAAGCTTCGATTGTATCGATTCTACTTTCGTGGTCAGATGAAGTTGCGAATAATTCTACTACATTTGTTGCAATTGATGAACTAAATGTTGAATATCCAGTTGTATCGGAAATTGTAATTTGTGATGAACCAGAAACTACACCACCTTTTAAGTTTGCGGAAATACTTCCACCACTAATAATCATATCAACATTAGCCGTATCGGATGATGATGAGATGATATTTGCTGAAATTCCACTTAATTCGGTAAAGTTTATTTGAGATGAACCACTAACTACTGAATCACCACCTGCTAAAAGAACTTTAATTTCAGAACCTTTAACACCTGCTTTCCAATAATCATTTGTAGAATCCCAAACTAATGAACCTGTTGCCGTATTTGGTGCGGTTGGGTCTTTAATCCACAATCCACCATTTGCTGCACCATTACCATTTAATTCTAAAATATTATCTCCTAATTGGATAGTTGTAGAATCTACAATAGTTTGAGTTCCGGCTACTGTTAAGTTTCCAGGTATAGTTACATCACCACTAAATGTTACATCAGCACCACTTGCAGTTAATGCCGCTCTTAATGATGCGGTATATGAATGTATTTCACTAAATTTAGAATCAACTGATGCAGTATAAGTTCCTAATGTAGAAAACTTAGTCTCAAATGAACCAGTCTTAGTATTAATATCTGAAATATGACCATTAATACTTGCTATTGAAGTATTAACACTTGCAGATGTAGATTCTAAATTGGTTAATCTATTATTTTGTGCGGTATTAGCCGTATTATTAGAAGCAGTATATGCATTTATGTCAAAAATATGACCATCAACACTTGCAGTATAAGTTGCTAAAGTTGTATTTTTAGCTTCTTGTGAACCTGTAAATGTATTTAATGCTGATACTGAACTACCAATAGTACCACTTCCAATCGATGCAGATAATGCATTAATTGAAGTTGCTACCGATGAACTGAATGGTTGGATGTTACCAACTAAATTAATAGCGGTATTTTCACCACTACCAAGTAAATATAATGTACCACTTCCACTATCGTAGAAAGGAACACCATTTACCATTCCGTTATAAGTTCCAGCTGCAAATGTAGCAGGTGCGGAACTACCAATTAAGAATCGGTTTACCGCTTGAACTTGTCCATCTTGTGGAACTGCAAATACAATAGATGAGCCGTTTGTTGTGGTTAAATTGGATGAACCCGATGCTATTACAATTTCACCTTTTACTAATGATGAGGTTACTGCTGATAGGGATTCTAAACTACCACGTCTGTGTTTAATGATTTGTGCCATATTATTTGGTTATTCTCTGTTATTTCTGATTAATCTCTTATAAATATAAAATTGTAAAGTAAACCATTAAATAAAAAAAAATGAATTTATATATTTTTTATTATTATATCTACCACTCACCCATATCCACATTCAAATTAGATTGAGAAAGAGCAAGTTCTGCATCAGTAGCGTATGTATTATCTAATGATGAAGTAAATTGATTTAATGGTTCTAAAATTGAAATTACTTGCGATGAGCCGGATACTAATGTAGGTAATCCTATAATATCTTCATAATTTACTGAAGTTGCCGCAATATCTCCAATAACTTTTGAACCTGATAATTGTCCACTTGTTTGTTGCAATACAACTTGCGCCGATGAACTTATTACCCCATCAGGCAAAACTGCTCCAACATTATTTGTAATAATTTGAACAATTGATGCCGAAAAAGTTGTTTCTAAAGATTGTGATACTATTCCGTTTACAGATGCACTGAAATCTGCTCCAACACTTGCTGCTGTATTTAATTGTGAACCACTTTCTATTTGTTTTAATCTTATAAATGTTGCCATATTGATAAATATGTTATTTTATATAAACTGCTAATGTATTAAAGTTGGATGTAATTGCATTAGTTGTTGTATTAACATTTGCCAATCCATAAACAGTATTATTCAATCTATTTGTCCAACCTCCCGTTCCTAAAGCATTTCCACTTCTACCATAAGGTGCATCGGGATAAACATTTGTAGGGCCGTTTGTAGTCCACCAGTTTGCGGTATCGTACAACCAATCACAAGGTGCTGCGACGGGCAATGAACCTGTCATAAATGTATATCCTTTTAATGCAGTCCAACTACCTGTCAGAGGTGCTGAAAGTTTTAAGATTTGTGTTGCTCTTGTATCAATATCCAATACATTCGGATTATTATAAACAGTCTGATGTGCAATACTACAATTTGATAAATGTGGTTGAACCGATGCAGTTGATGCCATTCTCATTACCGAATTACATTGTGCAGAACCCGATGTTGAATACCAAAGATTTTCTGCATTTCTATAATGTTTAATAAATGATGGAGTTTGTAAACTTCCACTATCTGCATTTGGGTATGGATAACCCAATTGTGTTGAACCCGATGGATTATATGATATCAACATCCAACCACCACCATTGTCCGTTTGGTTACAATAAACTTGCACCGAACTTGTCATCATATTTGTCTTTATCCAATACCAACCATTTGTTCTAACTCCGGCATTGTATAATTGAACGGCAGATAGGGCAGGATTTGAGAATGTTCCCAAATTTGCACCTATTGTTACCCCATTTACAAATGTTATTGCCATATTAGTATAATCTCTCTATTGAAATAAAGTTGTTGTTATAAGATGCACCAATCATAAGTGTAACACGATACATTCTATTGTTTGTTTTATCTACAATTGTATAGTATGAACCATCTCCCTCCGCAGTAAAGTGCCAAGAGAATGCTGATGTAGATGCGGTTGTTGTATATGAAATATTGTTAGTTGCAGTTCCAGCCATACCACCACTCATAGCATAATATGCTGATATATTTGCACTAAAGTTTGTCGATACTGCACCGATACTTAATCCCCTATTACCCGATGTGGTTACTGTACATTTTAAATTATCTAATTGAACAAATGTTCCGGCGTTTACTAATCCACTTACTTTCCAAATCAATTCACCTGCAACTCCACCTGGTGTTTTTGATAAATCTATATGAACACCTCTTGCATCACCACCTTGTTCAAATACTCTTAATCTATCTCTATATATATCAACAGTCACTGCACTACCAGTTAAAGTTGTGTTTGTTACTGCCTTTGCTAATTGAATTTCACCACCTTCATCACCACTACCCGTTCCAATTTGTAATACAGGAACTATTAAGTTTATATTATTTGAACCACTTACAACTATTGAACCCGTTATTTCTACCAATCCATTATTTTGAACATACATATTACTTCCACTTGTCAAATAAAGCGATGAAGTGTTTGCAAGTATTTGAGAACCAATAAATGAACCAGTAGTTACAATTAACGAACCCGTAATTGTTTGTGTTCCGTTAAATGAATTTGAACCGGTTGTTACCGCTTGTGCAGATGCTGTAAATGAGTTGAATGATGCGGTTGTTGTATAACTACCACTAACAAATCCAAATGCTGAAATTTGTGAAGAACCACTAATAGTTCCGGCAGGAGTTGTTCCACTTACCACACTACCACTTAATGTATAACGAGTATCATATGAAGATGTAAGTTGTGATGAACCACTTATTAAACCAGATGGTAATGGTTGAACACTACCACTTAATGTATATCGTGTATCATATGAAGAAGTTAATTGTGAAGAACCACTAATAAGACCCGATGGTAATTGTGTATTACTTTTTAATTCTACTGCTGTTAATAAAGGACCAGTGTATTCACCAAAATCAAAAATACCTGACATTGAATCAACAGTCCTCATACTATATGTGTAAGTTCCTGCAGATGGTGTATCTATTACATTTAAACAATATGGAACATTTAGATTAGAACTATTTTCAACCTGAATAACATTTCCAATTCCATTTCCATCTCTAAAAATTTGTAATCTAGCCCAACCCGAACCTCCTATTGGATTTGCATCACCGGTAACCATAATTTGAACGGGATTACCCGTTGCAGTGATACTTCCACTTACTATGGATGTACCTACTGATGTAATTCCGGTTCTTCTATTTCCTAACACTTGTGTATAATTCATAGTACCGGTTATAATAGATGCTTCTAATGTATCCAATCTACTATCTACTGATGAAGAGAAAGAAGTTAAAACACTACCACTCAACGAGTATCTACTATCATATGAAGATGTTAATTGAGAACTTCCACTTATTAATCCAGATGGTAATGGTTGAACACTTCCACTTAATGTGTATCTTGTGTCAAATGAAGATGTCAATTGTGATGATGAAGTTATTGCACCATCTAATGTTGTCAAATATGATGAAGTTGATGATTCCAAACTATCAACTCTACTATCTATACTTTGTGTAAATGAATTAAGTTGTGATAAATCCGTAGATTGTGAAACTATACCTGATGGAATGTTTGTCAAATCTAAATAAGAAACACTACCACTCAAAATACCACTACCTTTTGTTTCGTATGAAGATGTTACATTTTCGATTGTATCCAATCTATCTACTAAACTTGCAGTTGATTGTGATGCAGTATATTCATTAAAAGAAGATGTAGAAACTAAACCAGTATTTTGTGAAATTACACCAATTGTTGCTGCTACTGAACTACTTACAATCGAAACTTGCAAATCGGTTGCGAATGTTGAATCTAACGATGAACTCCAACTTTCTAAATTATCTACTCTACTGTCTATTGATTGAGTAAATGTATTTATAGAACTTAAATCAGTAGATTGAGAAACTAATCCAGAAGGTTTTCCACTTATATTATCCCAAGTTGTTTGAGTAATTGAACCACTAATTACATATCTTTCATCATAGGAAGATGTTAATTGAGAGCTTCCACTAATCAATCCGTTAAAAGATTGTTCGTTTGTTGCTGCAACAATTTCAGAATGAACTGATGCTGAAAACTCATTAAATGAAGATGTTTGCAATCTTGCATTTATACCATTTGTAAACGCAGTATTTAATGTGGTTTGTGAAGATGTGTATGAATTTAATGCTGATATATCTACCGATGTTGATACAAATCCTAAATTGGAAATTTGTGCAGATGAACTAACTAAACTTCTACCTTTGATTTCAAACGAAGATGTTACATATTCTAAAGATGATAATCTACTTCTATCTAATATATTAACTCGAGAAGTAACTGCATCGGCAAGAACATCTAATTCTATTTTATAAGTTGTTCCATTATCTACACCAACTATCACTGTATCCAATGATGCCGATGTTAATGCCGTTAATTCTGATATCTTTTTTCTTACGTTTGCCATTTATTATATTATTAAATCTAAATCATTTTCGGTTGATAAAATTGTGTTATTTTCTGCGGCAATTGGAACATCTACCAATTTACCTATAACATAAATATCGCTTACTAATGTATTTTCAAAATCTATATAACTATTTCCTAATGTAATGACTACATCATTTTGAGTATCTTCTATTATATAATCACCCGGTATATGCAATCCAAAAACCAATACTTCAAAATTATTAGGAGATGCACCTTCAGTTCCATAATCAGTATGAACATTATATATTGTTAATGTATTAGAACCACTATCAAATTCATTAACTTGTCTAACAATTGTTCTTGCACTATGTTCTAATATTTCTTGATGAAAATTTTCAATAGTTTTTTTATTATTTACTATTTTTGTGGAAGCTGAATTGGATTTTGTTTTTGAATTAAACTTATTTGAAGTTGGTAATTCTATATTCAATAAACTGCCTGTGATGTATAAATCATCATTTAAATTATTAGGATTTATTTTTGGAATAATCCTATTTAATTTTCTAGCATTTGAATTAAATCTATTAAGCATATTGTTCGATATCTCCTTTTATTTCAATATAATCTTCCGAATCCAATTCATATTGAAAGTTAGTTTTTATAAATTTAACTAATAATCCGGTTGGAGATTCTTCTACTAAAAAATCTCTATTACTTATTGCTTGAGAATTTATGTAAAGAGTGATTCTATCTTGCGTACTTCTTAATTCTATTTCTCTCAATAAATCTACAAATTTATAACCTACTGCTTCAAAAACCCAATATGTAGAATCGTTTAAATTCTTTGCAGTCAATATAGCTTTTCCAGGTTTTCTACTAATTTTTTGAGTTATATCTAATAAATTCCTTTTCATTATAAATTTATAAATTTACCAGTTATAGCTATTTCATCCCCACTATCCACATCAAACCCCAAATTTACTGAATTGAAATTTATTGTAAGAGTATTCGATGTTATTGATACTGTGAAATGTGTTGTTTGATAGTATCTAACACCATTTATATAAATTCTAACATCGTATGATATATCACCAACAATTAATCCGGAAGTTACCACCGAATTCAATGTTGTAGGTGTTTTTATTAATTTTATATCACTAAATGTTATTGTATTATTTGTTATTGGATTTTGTGATAAACTATTATTTAATGATAAGAAATCGATTAAATCTTTATTATCATAGTAAGCTGATGGTGTTGTAAGTAATCCTTCCAATCTACCATTACCACTCGTTACATCAACTTCGGTTGCAACTACAACTCGCTTAGTTGACATAGATTTTATCGTAGTATTTTCTCCATCAAATTTTTCCGGTAATAAGTAAGCCTTTGTATTTAATGTAAATTCAACTCTATTAATCCTTTGACTACCTTCACCAACTTCATTTATTACATTATAATCAGAAACTTCTGTTCTGAATTTAAATTTATTTTTATCTCCCCAATATTGTGATGTGAAATTTAATTGCTCAATTACAGAATTTAATTGTTCTGTGAATGAAGTCCATACCATACATTCATAGTTTATTTCTACATATTCAGGCATTCTTATATTATATAACTCATATTTTGGAGTTACATTTCCACCTAATGCAGTAAATCTATCGTATCTATTATCTTTGGAATATTTTGTAACAGTTGGATAGAATGTATGTCTTTTTAACATCGGCATAGACTCATCTTTTGCGATAGATGTTCTACGAATCATCATTATTGGTAGTTGTAATTGCCCTTTTTTATCTCTATAAACACCTTCTCTTCTTGCACCATTCCATCTTTCCGAATTACCATATATAACCGGAATTTTTACTGTTTTACCATCTCCATCTTCTAATTCAGGCAATACAACATCTTCCAAATAAGACATCATAGCATAATCAACATCAAACAATGTTATGCTATGCTTTACATCGGAAGTTGATGATTTTAATTGCTTTCCTCTGTTTAAATCTTCTCTTATTGGATTTTTTGCCATTATTTAACTCTTTCTTCTATGTTTAAATCTGATTTTCTAATCATAAATGTTGTACAAATTATACTATAATTATTAGTAGGTTGCCCTCCAATAAATTGTACTTCATTTGTATTATCTATCTCATAATACGAATCATCAAATAAAATAATATCTCCTATTTCAGGGTATATTCCGATTTCTTCGCATTTAGATTTATCTATTTTAAAGGTCATATTCTGATTTGTATCAGGACCAAACCCTTCATATCTTGCAGTTTCATCATCTTTATCTATTAAGCAATACAATTCAACTCCTCTATGATAGGATTTGTTCATTGCTTCACCATAGATGTTCACTTTTGTATCGTAGATATTTAATTTATAAAATATAATAGCCGTTTGGATGACTGTATCAACCAATTCTCTACTTATACTTTTAAAAAAATCTACATCTCTACCTAATAAAAACTTTGGCATATTATCCTACATATAATTTTAAAGGTACTTTTCTTAACATTTCTTGCTGATGTTCAGCTTCATGTGCTTTATTTTCCATCACATTTTTTCTACTCATTTCTTCCAAATTTTCTCTCAATTGTTGAATTAAAGCATCTTTTTCAACCTGTGCTTCTGCTCTTAATGCAGCACCATCCAATGATACTTCTCCATCTGGAATAGGTACTGAACTATATTTTTCTCGAATCGCACCTAGTAATTCCTTTGCTAAAGCTAAAGTATATTTTCTAATCCATTGTTTTCCAACTTCATTTATTTTACTATATTGAATAAAGTTATACGGGATATCAGAATAATCCGAAAGTGAATCAGCTTGAACTGTTTGAGAATCATGTTCAAACTCATCTCTATTCATATATTCAAAATATATTCTCGCAGGTGAATTTTGCGTTGGAACTGGAAATATTTCCAATCTATTATCAACTATATTAAAAGTATGCGCTGATTTACGAATATGGTCATTAAATTCAATTTGTTGCATTCTCAACACATCTTCATAAAGAGGCATCATTAAGAATTGTGCAGCCGGAGAATAATTACCAAATCCTAATTCTGAAATTAAATTTAAAGTTCCTTGTGCACCAACTGAATATGGGTCAAAGAAACGAGTGATAGCAGGAACTGCTTCGTGATATACTCTTGTTACATCCACAGTAGAACTGCCTGTAAACATTGTTGCAAAACTTTCTCCACTCTCAACATCAACTGCTCCAGACATTAAATTATATATTTGAACAGATGATGTCAACTCTATATATGCTTTTTTAATAGGAGTACTTCCACCAACTCCAGCCAATGTTCCATATTGTTGGGACATACGAATTGTTGTTGGTAAAAATGAACCATCTACCAATGTTTGAGAATAGTTTGTAACTTTACCCTTTGGCTGTCCTCTTAAAATATCTAAGTTATTACGAAGATTGAATTGATTAACTTGTGCAGAATATTCTGAAGTTGATTCTTCAAAACATGCCCAAATTTGCTGATTATCCAATTCAATATTTACAATCGGATATCCCAATCGTTTTGCAACCCATGTTGCTGTTTTTGGAGCATCGGTTTTAAAATCGGAATCACTATCGTAAATACCAAATGGAGTAGCATCCATAGATGCGGATGCCGATAAAAATGATTCGTAAGTTGAGCCGGACCAATATGTGTTTACTGACATATCTAAAATTTATAGTTTTACTACTATAAATATAAGAATAAAAAAAGAAGTGTTATCCTATTTGTGTCAAAGTTGCAATTACCGATGGAACTGCTGGTCTATTTGGATTTGTTTGTGTTCCAAATGCTGCTAATTGACCCGTATCTGCATTACAACTCCACATTAATTCAACATAATCATTTGCATGGATTGGTAACATAAAATTCCAAGCTGCAACTACTCTACCCAACTGTCCTGAGGTTTTACTACAATCAATTTGAGTGTTTGTATTTGCAACATTACTACCCGTATATGCTAACCATATATCAAATGTAATATTTGTGTTTGCCGTATTTGCTAATTGAGTTGAGAATTGTAAATTGTAAATACCAGTATTATCTACTTTAATTTTAGTTCCATCAACAATTGAAACATTATGTGCAAAATCAATTGTGTTTAGTTTTTTTGCATATGCAGTATTTGCAGAACCACTTTGTGTAGTTGTATCGCTAAATTGTCCGTAGTTAAATAATTTGTTTCCTGCTAAGTAAAAATCAGAACCACTTGCTACATTTACATTTCCTTTAATATCCAATGAACCAGTGATAGTTTGTGAACCACTTGTGTACATTGAACCAGTCATTGTAATAGTATGATTATGGAAATTGGTCGAACCACTTACATCAATATCACCATATAACCATGTATTACCTGTTAATGTATTATTACCTATTTGAGTTGTCGAACCACTTACTAAAAATGAACCGGTCATAGTTGAACTACCAATTGTATTT